AATTCCAGTATTTACATTATGATTTGGAGCAATAGTAATTGATTCATTTTCTATAGATTGAATTACTGTATTTCTTGTAATATATTGATTTTCTGTGTATTCTAAATTTAAAACATCTCCTAAATTTAAAGATGATGTAATAATTCCACTAATTATATTTTTATTTGATGAATTTAAAGTTCCAGTTTTTATTCCTACTATTTCTGCTTTACCAGTAAAATCTTTAGAGATATCATCAATAATTAAATTTTTGTCTGATGTATTGCCTGGATCAAATCTTCGTGAAAAGAATCTTCCATGAAATGATGAACTCGTGGAAATTCCTTCTGGACCTATTTTTCCATATGGTGGATCTGTAAAATAAATTTTATCTCTGACTATATTAAAATCACCTCTCATTATAGTAACTGCTGCACCAACAGTATGATATGTTGCAACTGATCCATAATATGCTCTATCCACAATAACACTATTAGTTGAACCAATCCCAACAGATCTAACTTTCATTAATTCAGAATCAATCATCAAAACATCTAAAGATGTCAATGAAGAAATTCCAGAATTCAAATAAATAGTATTTCCAAGACCAATGGACTCTGATGTATAGAATGTAATACCTCTTCTGTATAATGGTGATTGTATAATATTATCAATTGTAATTAAAGTACTTGAATTTTTTTCGGGATAATTTAAAGATTGTGAACCAATACCATAATTTGTGATATCTAAAATAGAAGAAGTGGATAATCCAGATACTCTAAATTCATTATCATTTAATTTATCAACATATAATATGTTTGGTAAAATATTAGTTCCAAGAAGAATTGGTGAAATGTATAAATTATCTGCTGGTGTAGAACCACCAATACTTGTTCCAGCAATACTAATAATATCTGTCAAAGACTCATCAGATTGATTCCCAATGCTATAATATTTTCCACCATTTGAAACTTCAATTGAACTAATTGCTCCAACAGAATCTCTGAATATGTTAAATGATGCACCGGAACCAACACCAACTATTGTAGTACCAGCAATCCCAGTATAGGTTGAATTTGCTTCTGATATTATTTTTGTACTTGAAACTTTAGACACATTGAATGATAATGTGTGAGTTGGATTTTCTCCTCCAAGATAAGTTCCAGCAATTGAAACCGTGTTTCCTATTGTATATCCTCTACCACCATCTTTTAGAACAATAGATGTTGAAATTGGATTTCCAGTTGCTGATCCATCATAAGTAATCCAAACTTCAAATTTTGCACCTGTTCCAATACCAGATACTGTATTTGCAGGAATTGGATTTCCAAATCCATATATTCTACTTGATGCATAAGGAATTGAAGATGATATACCAGTAATTGTAGTACTAATTGCTACATTATATCCATTCTCAAATATTGCACTTCCAATACCACCACTCACATCCATTATAATTCCACCACCATATTCTTTTGTAACAAATTGTGGTTCAACTAAAAATGTTGTATTAATTCCAATTTCTGTTCCAGTTCTTGTTCCTGCTTCTGCATCTAGTGGATAATAACCAATTCCACCACTAATTACCTTTATACTTTGAATAGAACCATTAAAAATTACAGGATAGAACACTCCTTCTTCTACTGGAATTTGAGTATTTTCTATAATAATTTTTGGTGGATCATTTGGATCATATCCAGACCCACCATCAATCACATAAATGTTTGAGACAGAATAAAAGTCTGTCTCAAACACTGGTTGAAAAATTGCACCTGATCCTGGAACTATTCGCATGTATTACTCTAAATTCGTGAATTATATTAATAATTTTAAAATATTTATAGTTGTCTAAAAGAAGAAAACTCAGAAATACTTTCTTCAAAATAAAGTATTTCTTCTTGGGTACTTTACGGAAGATGATTCTCTACTATTGAATGTTACTTTTGGATGAGTATTGCCACTTAGCAATCTTTCCTTTTTGTAGAATAAAAATCTATTAGGAGCATTGAGTATATCTAAATAATTGCTATTGTCACTTGGAATATAAATTTGATCCTTTGTTGAGTTTTGTATTAAATACGATAATGCAAAAGATTGATTCATTCTTGGGTATTGTTCAGACAAACAAGCAAGTATCCCTGTAACCTGAGGACCTGCCATACTAGTTCCAGATATAGATCCCAACTTGTATGAACTGTTTCTTGGATCATTAACTAATGTAATACCAAATTCACTTGCTGCAGTACTATTATATACTGAAGAGATAATATTGGAACCTGGAGCCCATATATCTATTCTAGGACCACAATTACTATAATCTGCCTTTGCTTCAGATGCCCCAGCACCTATAGATCCAACACAAATTGCATTTGGTGCTGAACCAGGAGAAGAACCCTGTGAATGATAATAACTAAATCCATTAGATATAAAATAATTACTATAATCAATACCAGTAGGAATATCCATTCTCCAATAAGAATTTCCTGCACTAGCCACAACAATAACACCATCATTTATTGCATCTTGAATATCTGCATCAAGAGCAGGATATTTTGCTGGAGTTCTATACAAATATGTATAAGGGAATCTAGAAACAGGAACACCGTTAGACTCCAAAATTGTTCTTTTTTCCGAATCAGTTTTTCCCGATAAAGATGTTATTGTCCCTCTATATCTAACAGAAGTTATAGAACTTAAAGTAACATTGTTAAAACTATATCCCCAACTATTATTTACAACTGTGGGATTTCTTTTATTGGTTGTAGTATTTACTGTTTTATTTTTGTGAAAATACCTAATATAATCAAAAATATATAATGCCCAATCTGAAGTTACAATTTGTCCTGCAGAAGGTGTACCAGATGAAATTACATTTACATAATTAAATTCCATATTATAAATGTTTGAATCTCTTGCCCATCCTTGAGTATTTCCTGCAACTGTTCCCGCAACATGTGTTCCATGATTGGTTGCAACATTTGAATAACTATATGCTCCACTACTAGTATATCCTAATGTAGAACTATATTGAAACCAATTAAATTGATTTACTCTAGTTCCACCTGTACCATTAGAATTAACTGCAAATTCTGGGTGATTGGGGTTGATGTGTCCATCTACAATTACAACATCAACATTTTTTCCAGAACTTGTGGTTGATATTGTATCTGTAACCTGTGTTGTTGCCTGGTCGTCACCCCATCCTGTTACATTAACACCTTTAGTGCATCTAAGTAGTCCCCAATTTTTATCATTAGTATCAATTGTAAAAGATTTTTCAAAGTTTCCAGTTTGATTCCAATGAGGAGTAGGTATCAATCCAAGTTCGGATGGAAGTAACGAAACATCCAAAACCCTAAGATCTTTTTTAAGGGTTTCTGCTTCTTGTTCTGTTAAAAAATAATGTGTATTTCTACTAATAGGTCTTCTTAATGCACAATCAACTTCTCTATCTGGAACTGAAAGATTTCCACCTTTAGACTCCATTTCAATGTAAAAATTTTCCAAATCATCATAATTATGTAAGGTTACTACATATTCTTTTTCCATTTTAACTTTCCATTTGTACTAGTGTTAATGTTACAGTAATTGCAGTAGAAGATACTGACTTGTTAACAACCTTAGCATAAATGTTTGCAGTAACAGGATTATCATTATTATATCCAAGTGTTCCTGGAGTTATTAATTGAATTGCTGCACCAGTTGTAATTGTTTCTGCAATAACACCAGAACCTGGAAGGGGATCTGTCAATTCATTTCTGGACGAATCACTTGTTCTTGATGTTGAGTCTGTATATAATGTTATCCAAGATGCATCACTAGTTTGGATTTTTAAAAGTAAATAACTTTTAAAACCATCAAAAGTGACATTTTCAGAACCACCAGAAGTTAGAATTGATGTTGTTCTAGTAATTGTATTTCTAGAAAGAACCACAGAAGTTCCTTGAATGCCTTGAATGCCTTGAGTACCTTGAATTCCTTGCAATCCTTGAATTCCTTGCAATCCTTGAATTCCTTGTGATCCCTGAATTCCTTGCAATCCTTGAATTCCTTGAGTACCTTGAATTCCTTGTGATCCCTGAACTCCTTGAGTTCCTTGACGACCTTGAGTTCCTTGAGTACCTTGATTTCCCTGAGTACCTTGATTTCCTTGATTTCCTTGTAATCCTTGAGATCCTTGAGATCCTTGAGATCCTTGAGAACCTTGTAATCCCTGAAGACCTTGTGAACCTCCAGAACCTCCAGCAATTCCAGTAAGTAGAGAACCATCACCAACAAATGCTGTTGCTTTTACAGTTCCAATAACATCAAGTGTTGATGTTGGAGTTCTACTTCCAATACCAACAGAACCAGAAACATAAGCACCACCAGTGACTTGAAGTCTTTGTGATGCTG